GATGCTTGTTGCTTGGGTTATGAATCCTGCTCCAGGACTTTTGAATCGCTTGGTGCTTGAGGCTTGAGGCTTGCTGCTTGAGGCTTGCTGCTTGAGGCTTGACGCTTGTGGATTAAACCTTTGTTCGCATTTGAAATTGGTCTAGGTCCAGGAAGCTTGTAGCTTGAAGCTTGTTGCTTGCTGGTTTGGCCCGGATCAGGCGCACGCTGTGGGAGGGCGCTACCCTCCGATCCCGAGCTAATGGCCTGATCCGATTTATCCCTAGGGATTCTGTAAAATTTTGGATGTTTGAAAACGTGTGTCATGTTAATGTTTGCCGTATATAACAGATTTAATATCTTTATTCCAGCATGCTCGACAATCTTTACAAGCGCCGCCCTGATCAGGTGCTGGACAAGTCCGCTCACCTTCTTTAGTCGTGACGCCTGAGTCATGGCTCCAGGCATTCCCTGCTGGTCCATCAACTTTAGATCTAGACAATCTTATAATTAAATTTTCCGGAACCTCTTCAGGTGCTGGCAGGTACTGACGCTCTTGTGTGGGCAGCCAGTGCTTCGTGTTAGGTGTGAGCTTACACACCTCAATAATTTTTGCCATATGCTCGTGACTTTGTACATCGCCAGCATCGTGCCATCTAAAATATTTTTGTTTTAAAATTTGTACGGCCATGGCCCGGGTCCATCCCTCCATCTTAATTGCGGCCAGTCTCCGGTACTGTGCAATTTTAATTGCTGGGTATCTTGTATAATTTCCTTTTAAAGCATAGCATCCATAACATGGTGAGCTCTTAACCTTCCTGAGCTTCGAGCCAGTTTGGCAGGCCCACGCTGGCAGCGAATAACTTAATCCAGGCATCTTGCTTGTTCTTGTTAATGAGTCTGTAATCTTTCTTGCTTCTTTTACTAACATAATTATATCTTTCTGTTGAATCTATTTTTAACACGTTGGCCTGGTTTGTGCAACTTAAAAGCTTGAGGCTTGTTGCTTGAAGCTTGCCGCTTGTTGCTTAACTCTGTAAAAAACTTTTTACAGCTCCTGAGATATGCATCCGGCAGCTGGTCATGCGGCCGAATAAAATAGTGTGTTAAATCATTTTTAAATATTTTCATAACTTTCTCCTTTATTATCCTATACCATGGATCTTGCTTCTCGTCAAGCTTGAAGCTTGCCGCTTGAGTCATATACCAGCAACGCCATCCTGATCAGGGAACGCCAGCGCTGCTGGTCCAAGTATCGATGCTACCCTTTCAGGTCACTGCTTAGGTCCAGGGAAATGCCATAGGCAAGATATGTACCCCTAACTTGGTCATCATTAGCAGGACCATCCCAGTGAAGAGCCCGGTGACAATTGTTTACCGCCTAGGCAGGGCTCATATAAGATGGTCCAGCAAATAATGACTGATCCCAGATCCAATTGCCAACTAGCAATGCTAGGCGGTATTCGGGTACCATGCTCCCCTAGACAATTGGATCAGGGATCAGCAGGGGCTATGGGCAACCCCTGAATAATCCTACTTGCTTTTTCTGGTGCAAGTCCCATTCTAATTTGAGTTTTTTAATTCCGTATATTAGCAAAAGGGAATATATCCTATATAATCCTATTGACAATAATGTCAAGATAGTTTATTAATTATTTTTAAATTAATAACAGAAAGGTCAAAATGACAAAAATAAGAATGAATACAGAGTTGCGAAACAAACTCTTTAATAAAATAAAAAATGTCTTTGAGAATGAGGACACTCAAGAACGAGAGGGATATCTTCAAGCAAGGGAAAATGTCAACGATCAATATGCGTTAGCACACGAACTTGCAAAAGAAGTTGTTGAAAGGTCTTATCCAACAGATGATGTTGCAACATTAAGACACTTTAAAAAGAAATATGGCGACCCTTGTGATGTTGTTGCAAAAGATAAATGTTTTTATTTTGCACACAATGAAGATTTAGATGAGGACGGCGATATCAAAGAAACTAAATCACATTTTGATTTTGGTTTGTTTGGTAATCTAAATGGTAGTGAGTATGGGCATGATGAGGGTAATCAATTTGCACTTGCATATTTTAGAGAAGATTTAAAAGCACTTGATTGCAACCCAGATATCTATGCACAACAAAAAGAAAACAAAGATAACCCACACAAAACCAAACATGTTGATGAGTGTTTAAAAGCACTTGGCAAAGTTGGTAGTTATCATTCTTCAAATGAAAATACAGGCATGGCAAAAACATTTGATGACCCATACTATCTTGATGTCATTGGAACTTCTTATTGCAGATCAAGAGCAATAGCTTGTACTAAAGATGAGTATGAGGCATTTGAAACTTGGCGAATTGCAAAAGCTAATGTTGTATCTAAACACCAAACATGGATTGATACAATTCAAAAACAATGCGATCAATTAAAGATTGGATTGAAAGCATATCGTTATTTGAGTGAGGGTATTGAACTTGCTACTGAACTTGGAATACAAGTTGATGAGGCAGAATTAATTAGAACTAACTCAACAGGTCTAACAATCTACAACCCAAGTAATCTAGCAAGTATGATTAAGGGTATGAAGAACAAGCAATCAGCTAATACAAGAGAGGCTAAAATATTGGCAAGAAAACAATACGAAGAAAGTCTAAATTAAAGTTTGACAATTAGGACTATCTGTAATAGGATAGTCCTAATACAAATAGAAAGGTATATATGATAAAAGACAAAACATTTAGAATAACTTATTATTCTAACAAAGATAAAAAACACATAACTAGATTTGGTAAGTTTGATGACAAGTGTAGATATTGGACTAGTAAAGTTGGAACTGCATTAATGACTTATTTTGATATAGACGCACAAGGTTATAGAACTGCCAAAGACAGTTGGAAAGTGAGGTACTAATGGCACAACAAAACGAAGAACATCTAGAAGTAATAAGCAAGAACAAGGCGAAAGCCTATGAAGAACAAAAGTCCATGCGTCAGGAATTAATTGATTGGATCAAAAGTTGTAACACAATGCACATGCAAGAACTTCACGCAGAGATGACAAGAATGAAAAGGAGTTGGAAGTAATGCCAAATAAACATTTTTGCCAAGGACCACATTGCCATGAACAAGTTACACAAGATAGATTTCTAAAATCTAGAGGTGTGGTTCGTGGTCGTTATGCATATGCAACAATGGACAGAACACCTAATCAATATGGTTGGACACCCTCAGACGCAGATAGTTTTTTCTGTGGTCAACGATGTAAAATGCAATGGTTAGAAGTTAACATGGATAATGTTGAACATGGTCGACCAATAGAGTTTATCAGACACAGACGAGAGAGCCAAGGTTATGCCAAGGTTAAGAACGATGAGTCTAGGTGGGGTCCAGAATATTCTATTGAAAGGGTTGACAACGGACAGTTAATAGAATAGGATTGTCCTATTAACGAAAGGTATATATGACAACAGATAAAACAGAAAAAAGAATAAATAGATTTAATGGTGAATCTATTATGTTAACAAAAGAAGAAGCTATCAAACATGATAGACTATTCATTAACGAGTTAGCCGCAACACTAGAGGACAAAGCAAAAGGCTTTGATGGTGCATCGAAGTTATGGGACAAAGTCCGAGCGGATATAAATTGGTTTCGTAAAAACAATGCGGAAGCATACATGGTTCTACTAGACTAGGACCAACCTTTCTAACCTGGTATCTCAATAGAGGTACCAGGCCTCTCCCAAAATTTGAACTTTTTTTATTATTAATATATAGATATGTATATAAAGGGGTCCCAGTATGGCGTATATTTGCTAAGTTTTATACATACATAGCCTTAAAATACTTTTGGACTTTTTAAATTAAAGATGTAAAAATTTTTTAGAAAATTTTTTCGAATGAGTTATGGATATAGATAAGTTAAAAAAGTTTGAGAAATTACCACCTGATGTAAAAAGACAATTAGCTTTATATATGGCTAAGTGGAAAGATAAGAAGAAAGAAGCCGATATCCGAGAGGACTTCATGGCTTTTGTAAAACATGTCTGGCCAGATTTTATTGAAGGATCTCATCACAAACAAGTAGCTAAAAAATTTAATGACATCGCTACAGGTAAAACTAAACGTGTTATAATTAATATGGCTCCTAGACATACTAAGTCTGAGTTTGCATCTTACTTGTTACCTGCTTGGATGGTAGGTCGTAATCCTAAACTAAAAATTATTCAATCAACTAACACAACTGAATTATCTGTAAGGTTTGGTCGTAAAGCAAAACAACTTATGGATTCACCTGAGTACAAAGAAGTTTTTAAAACTAGACTTAGAGAAGATTCTCAAGCTGCCGGTAAATGGGAAACAGAACAAGGTGGAGAATATTATGCTGCTGGTGTTGGCTCTGCAATTACTGGAAGGGGTGCTGATCTATTAATTATTGATGACCCACATACTGAACAAGATGCAATGAACGCTCAGGCATTGGATAGAACTTATGAATGGTATACATCTGGTCCACGTCAACGTCTTCAACCTGGTGGAACGATTGTAATTGTAATGACAAGATGGAATGAAAAAGATTTATCCGGTCGTTTGATTAAAGCACAAAAAGAACCTAAAGCGGACCAGTGGGAAGTAATTGAGTTTCCTGCAATCTTACCAAACAAAAAACCCCTGTGGCCTGAATACTGGAACCTGAAGGATTTAGAATCGGTAAAGGCTTCTATTCCCCTATCTAAATGGAACGCACAGTACATGCAGAACCCGACCGGTGAAGAAGGAGCATTAATCAAACGTGAATGGTGGAAGGACTGGGAAAAAGATTTACCTGAGCTACAACATGTTATACAATCATATGATACGGCTTTTATGAAAAAGCAAACAGCAGATTACTCTGCTATTACTACTTGGGGTGTGTTTACACCTACTGAAGACAGTGGACAATGTTTGATCTTATTAGATGCAATCAAAGATCGTTTTGAGTTTCCTGAACTCCGTAGGGTAGCACTTGATCAGTATGGCTACTGGAAGCCTGAAACCGTAATCGTTGAAGCAAAAGCTTCTGGACTACCTTTAACTTATGAGTTGCGAAAAATGGGAATACCTGTTATAAATTTTACACCCTCAAAAGGTAATGATAAACATACGAGGGTTAACAGTGTCTCTCCACTGTTTGAATCAGGGAGAATATGGGCGCCCAAAGATATGGACTTTGCACAGGAAGTTATTGAAGAATGTGCAGCATTTCCATATGGAGATTATGACGATTTAGTTGACTCCATGACTCAGGCTGTTATGAGATTTAGACAAGGTGGTTTAATTAATCACCCTGAAGACTACGAGGACGAAGAACTACCTCAACAACAAAGGATATATTATTGATGGGTGCATTAGCAAAATTTTTACTATCAGCAGCAAGCCTTGCAAAAAAAGGTGTAAAAGAATCGGAAATTTTAGAATTTGCTAAAAGAGAATTTGGTGATGTAAGTGAATTCATGCGAGCTAAAATCAGAAAAATTTTTAAAAGTAAAGATGCACCAAGCATCAAGAATCCTGCTAAACAAGAAGGTGAAGTGGTTCCTTTCAAAAAGGATCAGGCTTCAGGCATCATGGCTTCAGATGAAGCTAGTCCTTTAATGAAAAGACTTAGTGAAGGAGCTCAAATGCTAAAAGGTATGAAGCAGTCAGGTATGGACCCAACTGTTGCTTTAACAAAAACACTTGCTAGATCTATTTTAAATAAAAAAGGCATTCAAGTACCGGATAGAGTAGATCCAATTGAAGTATTAGTTGAAAACTTTGGCGCTGATGTTTTAATGGATACTAAGAATGTAGCTGAAGAATTACTTGAGTTACAGAGAATGGGTAAGGGAACTAAAGGTATTGATGAAGTTTTAGAGCAGACAGGTATGTTTGATGTACAAATTAATAAAAATGCTCCTAAAGGACTTACTCAAAACGAACTGAGACAAATTAAAAAAGAAGTTGATCAAGAAAAAATGTTTAAAGATTTTGATCCAACAGATAGAGAACCAAATGCAGAAGGTGGACTAAATTCTTTAATGGCTTCTGACGATATGAACGAAAGACTTTTAGAAAAACTTTATGAAGATTTTTTAGACCAAGGTTTTTCTCCAGAAGAAGCTGCAAGAAAAGCTAGAGAAGCTTTTAGTGAAAGAGTTAATGTAGCCAATGGCGGTGGCCTAAAGTACTTAATGGGAATGTAATGAAAATTGGCGAATACGAACAGATGATGTCGTATCTTACACGACCTAAATCAACCACACCAATACAACCTAGAGAAAACTTTGCAGAAAAAGGTTTTGCAAAAGCTACCACTGCAAAAAATTTAAAAGAAACAGTTCTAAATTTTTTAGATGAAAAAACTTTTGTAAAACTTAGAAAAGAAAATAAAAATTTAACTAACGATCAATTTGCTAAGTATTTAAATGAACAAACTAATTATATTCCAGATCCAAGACAAGCTGAAAAATTTCAAGGAATATCTATAGATAGAAGATATAATGCAGCTAAAAAGAAAGGTCTGTTTCCAAAAACTTTTGCATACGCTGGATCTGATAAAACTAGATTAATTACAGACAAAGATAGAGCTGAATATAAAAAATATGTAAAAAAATTATATAAAAACAAACCTGAAAAAGTAAAAGAAATATTAGCTCTTGATGACAAAGCTATAAATAAAAAAATATCTGACCGTAGAAAAACTGAAAAAGTAATGGCAGATTTTGAAAAACGTCAAAAAAAAAATGATAGAAAAAAGAAATATGATTTTGAAACAAAAACAGGTTTAAGAGGAGAAGAAGCTCAACGAGTTTTTTTTGAAAAAACAAATGAAAGAAATAGACTTAGAAAAAAAGATGCAAATACATTTTTTAGAAATTTAAGAGATGGTAAATCTTTACTGTGGGAAGATTTGTTAAAAAGAACTTCTATTTCAAAAGACCCGCCTTTTAAATTAGATAAAAAAATTATTAAAAGAAAAAAATACAAGAAGGAAGAAACACAAAAACTTGTTTTGACAGATAAAAATGGAAACAAATTTAGATACGATTCTTTAGTAGAAGATATTGGTAAAGCAGGTTTTGATCCCCAGAATGTTTTAAGACCCTATGAACAAAAAGCTTTTTTGTATAGAGAAAATTTAATGAAGCCAATCATAGAAAATGCAGATAAAGTATTAGGAGCAAGAGATAACCCTATTCATATTCATCACTTAGAAGGCTTCAATAAAAATCCTTTTAATGTTCAACTTACTTTCGCAGATCAAAACTTAATGGAAGGTAGAAACAGAGTGAGTTTAAATGCAACTTTTAATAATTTACTAAAACAAGAAAAAATAAAATCAGGTTCAAATCTTAGTGGTCTTCTTAATTACAATAGAAAAAAACAAGCTTTAACAAAATTTTATGATTCGCTAGGACCAGACATAGCAACGCAAGTTGGTAAAAAAGAAGTAGGTACAAGACCTTCATTAATTGACATGTTAAAAAAGAAAAACATTAAAATGTCACCAGAAATTACACAAAGAGCCATGCAACTGGGTGCAAACCCAATGGCTGATCCATCTCTATTAAAATATGCATTACAAATTGCAGGCACACCATTAGGTGCAGGAATTTTGACAGCAGGTTTTGGTGTTGATCCAACTTCTGCAATTGATAGATCTACACTTGCCGCAGAAGCTGCATTTGCTCCAGCACTTGTTAAAGGTGCAAAACAAGTTGCTACAAATCCATTAACACAAAGAATTTTAAATCTAGGTCTGTCACCTAAAATGGCTATGCGTGCAGCAAGAATCGCGTCACCACTTGGTATTGCATCTTTGGGAGGAGAAGCTTTATATCAATATGGTAAGTTTACAAAAGGTGAAATAGAAAAATTAAAAAACATGGAGCCTGATGAAAGAAAAGTTTATCTTGAAGCTTTAATGGATGAAGGTGGCTTAGTTGAATAAATACCCAAAGAAACACTTATTGCCCCCTGAAGCCGGACCCCTGCCTCAGGGCTTGAATATTAAGTATAATACTGTTAAAACAGTCAAACAATCTGGAGAAAAAATAAATGGCGGATATAGACAAAGCACTTCCAAACGAAGTCAGAAAAGAATTTAATCTTCCTGGACAAGAAGAAGTAGAAGAACAATTAATTGAAGAAACTGAAGCACAAGAAGAATCCCTTGGGCCAGTTGATATTCAAGAAAATGAAGATGGATCAGTTGATATAAATTTAGATCCAGAAGCAGCGTCACCTGAAGGTGGCGAAGATCATTATGCAAACCTTGCAGATTTTTTACCTGATGATGTATTAGGAAGATTAGGCTCAGACTTAAATGGTAAGTATATGGATTATACTTCATCAAGAAAAGAATGGGAAAAATCTTATACTCAAGGTTTAGACCTTTTAGGATTTAAGTATGATAATAGAACTGAACCTTTTCAAGGAGCTTCCGGAGCCACGCATCCGGTATTAGCAGAAGCAGTTACACAGTTTCAAGCATTAGCTTATAAAGAATTATTACCAGCGGATGGACCTGTTAGAACACAAGTAATGGGTTTACCAACTCCTGAAAAAACACAACAAGCAACACGTGTTAAAGATTTTATGAATTATGAAATCATGGAAAAGATGAAAGAGTATGAACCAGAGTTTGATCAGATGTTATTTAATCTACCTCTTGCAGGTTCTGCTTTTAAAAAAGTTTACTATGATGACATGGAACAAAGAGCAGTATCAAAGTTTGTTCCAGCAGATGATTTAATTGTTCCGTACACAGCTACCTCATTAGATGATGCGGAAGCAATTATTCATCGTGTAAAAATTTCTGAAAACGATTTAAGAAAACAACAAGTAGCAGGTTTTTATAGAGACATAGATTTAGGAAAACCAACTGCTGGTGAATCAGATATTGAAAAAAAAGAAAGAGAGTTGGAAGGTACAACTAAATCAAAAGAAGAAGATGTATATACAATATTAGAATGTCATGTGGATTTAGATTTAGAAGGTTTTGAAGATCCTGATCCAGAGACTGGTGAGCCCTCAGGAATTAAAATACCTTACATTGTAACTTTAGAAGAAGGATCACGTGAGATTTTATCTATTAAAAGAAACTATGAAGTAGGTGACCCACTAAAGAAAAAAATACAATACTTTGTACATTTTAAATTTTTACCAGGACTAGGTTTTTATGGTTTTGGTTTGATTCATATGATTGGTGGATTAAGTAGAACTGCAACAAGTGCACTTAGACAATTACTAGATGCAGGAACTTTATCTAATTTACCTGCTGGATTCAAGCAACGTGGTATTAGAATTAGAGATGATGCACAATCAATTCAACCTGGTGAGTTTAGAGATGTAGATGCACCTGGTGGAAATTTAAGAGATTCATTTATGATGTTACCATTTAAAGAACCATCACAGACTTTGTTAAGTTTGATGGGTGTTGTAGTAAACGCCGGTCAAAGATTTGCATCAATTGCAGATTTACAAGTTGGTGACGGAAATCAACAAGCGGCAGTTGGAACTACGGTCGCTCTTTTAGAGCGAGGAAGTAGAACTATGTCTGCGATTCACAAAAGAATTTACTCAGCTCTTAAAAATGAATTTAGAATTATGGCTAGAGTATTCAAGTTATATCTACCACAAGAATATCCGTATGATGTAGTTGGGGGTCAAAGAATGATTAAACAACAAGACTTTGATGATCGTGTAGATATATTGCCAGTTGCTGACCCTAACATTTTTTCTCAAACACAGCGTATTTCCCTCGCGCAGACGGAACTCCAACTGGCACAATCAAATCCACAAATACATAATCTATATCAAGCGTATAGAAATATGTATGAAGCATTAGGAGTTAAAAATATTGATTCTGTTTTAATTAAACCTATGCAGCCAACACCAAAAGATCCGGCGTTAGAACATATTGATGCTTTGGGTAGCAAGCCTTTCCAAGCATTTCCTGGTCAAGATCATAGATCACATATAACTGCGCACTTAAATTTTATGGCAACTAACATGGCTAGAAATAATCCAATGGTTATGGCATCATTAGAGAAAAATATTTTTGAACATATTAGTCTAATGGCACAGGAACAAGTTGAATTAGAGTTTAAAGATGAGATGCAACAACTTCAAATGATGCAAATGCAGGCTCAACAGAACCCACAAATGGCACAACAGATACAAATGCAAGTTATGCAGATGACTCAAAAGATTGAAGCAAGGAAAGCTCAATTAGTTGCTGACATGATGGAAGAATTTATGAAGGAAGAACAAAAAATTACTTCACAATTTGACAATGATCCAATTGCTAAACTAAGATCAAGAGAGTTAGACCTTAGAGCACAAGAAAATGCTAGAAAAGAAAAAGAAGCTAACGAAAGAATGGACCTTGATAAGATGAAAGCAATGATGAATCAATCAAATCAAGAAGAAAAACTAGAGCAAAACGAAGAATTAGCAAAACTAAGAGCTGATACATCAATTGAAAAGACAATTTTAGGAAAAACACTACCTAGTTCTGATTCAATGATGCCAAATGTTGCAATTATGCGTAAAGGCTAGTGACAAAAACTAAAAAAACAGTTAAAATAAAAATATAAGGAGACAATATGAAAAAATATAATGATATTTGTGGAAAAATTGTAGATATTCCATCTGAAGATAAGATGAATCTTGAAATTGACCCTAGATCTAAAACAACAGCTGATGGTTCTTACAACTACATCGCAAAAGGTGAAGAAGTTCAAGTAAAAGGAACTAAACGAATGTTGAAAAATAAATCTAAGACTGCTAGGTGGATCTAAATGTGGTTTCAGGCAATTAAATTAGCCGTTTCTGCTGGAAGTAAAATTTACGCTAACAAGCAGAAGACTAAAATGGCAATGTCGGACGCACAATTGATGCATGCATCTAGAATGGCTGAAGGTAAGGAAGCTTACCAGGGAAAACTTCTAGAGGCTAGACAATCGGACTGGAAGGACGAGGCGGTTTTGATAATTTTAAGTTTGCCCATAGGAATTTTGGCATGGGCAGTGATATCGGAGGATCCAACAGCGATGGACAAAGTAAAATTGTTTTTTGATATGTTCTCTACACTCCCTTCATGGTTCACAAATTTGTGGATTCTTGTCGTTGCAAGCATCTATGGTATAAAGGGAACACAAATTTTTAAAAATAATGGAGGAAAAAAATAATGCCAGGAAAACCAATTAGTAAAAGTAAAAATAAAGGTTTAGTAAAATTAGCAAAAAAAAATCCTAAGTTAGCAAAAAAATTTGGATATAATCCAAAAAGAATAGTTGCTAAAAAAGGTGGTAAAGTATAATGGCTAAACTTTGTGCAAAAGGCAAAGCAGCTGCCAAGAGAAAATTTAAAGTATACCCTTCGGCGTACGCAAACATGTATGCTTCAGGAGTTTGCTCAGGTAAAATTACACCTGGTGGCAAAAAAGGTAGTCGTAAAAAAGCTGCTAACGGTGGTTTGATGGCAGGCATGGCTAGAAAACGAAGAGTTAGTTGTGCGTAGGAATTTTGCAGAAGGTGGTTTAAGAAAATGGGTGAAAGAAAAATGGGTCGATATTGGAGCTCCGAAGAAGAATGGAAAATATCAACCATGCGGGAGGTCAAAAGGCTCAAAAAGAAAATATCCGAAATGCGTTCCACTTGCGAAAGCCACACGAATGACAAAGTCGCAAAAGGCGAGTGCTGTCAAACGAAAAAGAGCAGCGGGTAATCCAGGCGGTAAACCAAAAAACGTAAAAACATTTGTATAATGTCAATTAGAAAAACAACAAAAGGACCAGGAGCTAATTATAGACCAACTAAATCTGGTGCCGGTATGACTGCTAAAGGTGTTAGAGCTTATAGAGCAGCAAATCCTGGATCAAAATTAAAAACAGCTGTAACAGGTAAAGTTAAAAAAGGTTCAGCTGCTGCTAAACGTAGAAAATCATATTGTGCAAGATCACTTGGACAATTAAAAAGATCTTCTGCTAAAACTAGAAACGACCCTAATTCAAGAATAAGACAAGCAAGAAGACGTTGGAAATGTTAGACAGATTTATATATAGATTTTGCGGATTAATAGATGATTCTGTTGCATTTGTTGAAACATATGCTATTAAACTTGTTGAATGGTGTTGGCATTCAAGAGTTAATATACTACATAAAAGGAGAAAGAAAAATGATACAAGAAGAAACAGTAATAATACATAAATTACAAAAACATCTTAAACAATCCTATCAAGATATGGCAGATGCCATGATAGGTGGTGCTATTGACAATATGGAAAAATACAAGTATATGATGGGACAGGCACATGCCTATTTAAAAATATCACAGGAAATCTCTAACCTGCTAGAACCAAAGGAGCCAAAAAATGATATTGAAAGATCAGAAAACGTCGTCGACTTCGAACGACCCTAATATTAAATCAGCACTTTTAGATAAGTACGAAGAAGATGCTAAAAAAGAAGAAGACGGATACGAACGTCTAAAAACAAAAGAATCAAATAAATTACCTAAACCTACTGGATGGAGACTAGTTGTTCTTCCTTTTAAAATGAAGGAGAAAACTAAAGGTGGATTAATAATTGGACAAGAGACATTAGAAAAACAACAAGTAGGATCTACTTGCGGTTTAGTACTTGCAATGGGTCCACATTGTTATGACAAAGATAAATTTCCTGAAGGACCTTGGTGTAAAAAAGGTGACTGGGTAATTTTTGCAAGATATGCAGGTTCAAGAATGAACATAGATGGTGGGGAAATAAGAATGCTAAATGACGATGAAGTTTTAGCAACCATTGAAAACCCTGAAGATATACTTCATCAATATTAATCATAGAAGGAGATAAACTATGCCAGACGTAGAAGAAAACAAAACAGTTGATATAGATTCATCAGGTCCTGATGTAGAAATTGAGTTAAAAGAAACTCAATCTATAGAAACACCAGAAGTAGAAACTGAAGATAAACGTACATATGAAAAAGAAAAAGATCACGGAACAGATATTTCTTATGAAAATGAACGTGAAGTTAGACTAGAAGAAAAAAAAGAAAAGAAAGAAGAGCCTGTAAAGGACGAAAAAGAAAATGAATTAGAAAAATACTCTGAAGGAGTACAAAGAAGAATAGCTAAATTAACTCATAAATGGAGAGAAGCAGAGAGACAAAAAGACGAAGCTTTAACTTATGCTCAATCACAGATACAAGCAAAACAAGAAGCAGAAGCTAAAATCTCGAAACTTGAACCCGGCTTCATGAAGTCTACTGAAGATAGTATTACTTCAGGAGTACAAGCAGCTCAGGCAAAACTTGCAGCAGCTAGAGAAGCAAATGATTTAACTGCTGAAGCAGAAGCTTTAACAGCTATTTCAGAGCTTGGTTATAAAAAAGCTAAACTTGAAGAAACTAAAGTTGCTCAAGAAGAGTTTAAAGCTAATGCTAAAGAGGTTAGACAACCACAATTAAACTTAAATAGACAACAAGCAGCACAAGGTAGGCCAGATCCTAAGGCTGAAACATGGGCATCTAGAAATGCTTGGTTTGGTCAAGATAATGCTATGACTTATACTGCTTTTGATCTACATAAGAAACTTACAGAAGAGGAAGGTTATGATCCTCAATCTGATGAGTATTATTCTGAAATAGATAAGAGAATAAGACTTGAATTCCCCCATAAATTTGATACAAATAAATCTAATTTAGGGGAAACGACCAAACCCGTACAAACAGTAGCTAGTGCGAAGCGAAGTACAAATACTGGTCGCAAGACTGTGAGACTCACATCATCACAGGTAGCAATCGCTAAAAAATTAGGTGTGCCACTAGAAGAATATGCGAAACAATTAAAAATCACGAAGGAGGCATAAGCATATGGAAAATAATAATGAAAAAAGAGCATCCCGTGCGAGTCAAACAAGAGAAAAAGAAGCTAAGAAAAAAGTTTGGACTCCACCTTCATCTTTAGATGCACCCCCTGCACCAACAGGTTTTAAACACAGATGGATCAGAGTAGAATCTATGGGATTCCAAGACACTAAAAACGTCGCTGGAAGAATTAGATCCGGATACGAGCTTGTAAGAGCTGATGAATATCCAGACTCAGATTTTCCAATTGTGGATGATGGAAAATACAAAGGGGTAATCGGAGTAGGAGGCCTAGTGCTGGCTAGGGTACCGGAAGAGATTGCAGAACAACGAACTGACTATTATGTTAAACAAGGTCAGGATAATGTTGAAGCAGTAGACAACGATCTTATGAAGGAACAGCACCCAAGTATGCCGATCAATATTGATCGACAGACACGTGTAAC